AGCTACGGCAAGCAAGTGATGATCGAAACTAAGACCACTGCCAAGCAGGGTTACGACATTTTGCTGCAAAGAGCCACATTCCCGCTAGAACAGCAACTGCCTGCGACAATGCCTGCTGGTGCTGGCAACAAGCCTTGGCGGGTCTACGATAATCCGTATGTCAGACCACCAGCCAACCCAGTCACTGCTGGCCCTGATGGGCCTATTGAATACTACTAAGGACAATTATGCCAACGATCAATCAACTGCCAGTCCTGAACACAATTTCAAGCGGCGACCAGCTTCCGGTTTACTCGCCAAACAACGGGGATGCAAGACGTACCTCGATTGGTTCTTTGCTGACGTTTTTTCAGCAGACTTTTGCCTCGCCAACGCTGTCGGTGAATCTTTATGTGCCTGGCTCTGGTTTCAACATCACAGTGCCAACCCCTGTCAGCAATGACCAATGGATGCTGCTGCAGCCTGCTGGAACGCTGGCAACTGGCACTATCACCCTCCCTTTGAATACGGGTGTGCCTGATGGCACTTCAATTCTGATTACTACCACGCAAGAGATTACCTCACTAACGATTGCGCTGAATGGCGCGACAGCAATTTATGGCGGTGTAACGTTTTTAGGGGCTGGAACAGCAACTGCAATTCGCTTCTATCAGCCTACAAACTCTTGGTATCAGATCAATGCTGATGCAGTTTATGGCGCAAATGTGCAGGCTTTCTTGGCTGTGCCATCCAGTGCCAACCTACGGGCGGCAATGACCGATGAGACCGGCACAGGCTTGTTGGTATTTGCAACCAGCCCAACCTTAACAACTCCGATTCTTGGTGTGCCGACTTCTGGGACATTGACCAATTGCACGGGCTTGCCGATTACAACTGGTGTTTCAGGCTTGGCTGCAAACGTAGCGACCTTTTTGGCAACCCCGTCAAGCGCAAACTTGGCGTCAGCACTCACAGATGAGACAGGCACGGGCGCAAATGTATTTGCCAACACGCCGACATTGGTGACGCCAATTCTTGGTACGCCGACCTCTGGAGTGCTCACTTCATGCACTGGCTTACCGCTTACGACTGGTGTGACTGGTGCGTTACCAGTTGCAAATGGTGGCACTGGTGCATCAGGTGCAGTGCAGGCTTTAAGTGGCCCTGGCGCAGTAAATATCACAAGTCTTGCCACTGCATTTACTTCGACTGCTACTGGCAACGCATTGACGCTTGCAGATGGCGCACAAGGCCAACTCAAGACAATTATTTATGTTGCAGAAGCCGCTGGCGGCGATACTGGTGTTTTGACCCCGACCAACCTTGGCAGCGCAACCACAATCACATTTAATGCCATTGGTGATTCGGTGACTCTCCAGTTTGCTGGTACGGACTGGTGGGTTATTGGATTCCGTGGTGCGGCAGTCGCGTAATGGCAACCAAGCCCAAGTCCTCGGTCAATGCGGCTGGCAACTACACGAAGCCAACCATGCGAAAAGCCTTGTTTGAGAAAATCAAGGCAGGGACAAAGGGCGGTGACCCAAATGAATGGTCAGCCCGAAAAGCTCAACTGTTAGCGGTGGAGTACAAGAAAAAGGGTGGAGGTTATAAATGAAAGCCCCACAAAAAAGCCTGAAGGACTGGGGTTCGCAAGATTGGCGCACTAAGTCAGGCAAGCCATCGTCTGAAACTGGCGAGCGCTATCTGCCTGCAAAGGCTATCAAAGCCCTAACTGCTGCTGAGTATGCAGCAACTACTCGAGCAAAGCGTGAGGCTACAAAGGCTGGTAAGCAGTTTGCCAAACAGCCTAAAAAAGTTGCTGAAAAGATCAAGGGCTTTAGATGAAAACTCCAGCCTATGCTCGCAAAGAAGGACAGAACCCAAAGGGCGGCTTGAACGCCAAGGGTAGGGCTGCAGCCAAGGCTCAGGGCATGAATCTTAAGCCTCCAGTCAAGACTGGCGACAATCCTCGCAGAGCATCGTTTCTAGCTCGCATGGGTGGCAATCCTGGCCCTGAATATAAAGACGGTGAACCCACTCGGTTACTGTTAAGCCTGAAGGCTTGGGGCGCATCTTCTAAGGCTGACGCACAAGCTAAGGCAAAGAAAATATCAGCCCGAAACAAGGCTAAAAAATAATGCAAATACCTATCGTCAGCGGTATTTACACCGACAACACTCCAGAGCTGCGGACATCATATCCGGTCAATCTTGTGCCAGTTCCTAAGCAGTCAGGCATTAGCAATGGGTTTCTAAGGCCAGGCGATGGTATTGTGGCAAACGGGACTGGTCCAGGAATTGATCGTGGCGGCATCAACTGGCAAGGTGATTTGTATCGGGTCATGGGTACAAAGCTGGTTGAGGTCTCCAGCACTGGCGCTGTGACTATTTTGGGCGATGTGGGTGGCCCAACAGACCAACTTGTGACCTTTGATTACAGCTTTGACTTGCTAGCGATTGCCTCGGGTGGGCGGCTTTATTACTGGAATGGCACAACCTTAACGCAAGTCACAGACCCTGATCTTGGGGTGGTACTTGACTTCTGCTGGGTAGATGGTTATTTCATGACCACCGATGGCGAGTTCTTGATCGTCACTGAGCTGTCTGACCCGACTCAAGTCAATCCATTGAAGTACGGAAGTTCAGAGGTTGACCCTGACCCAGTAGTGGCATTGCTCAAGCTGCGAAACGAGGTTTATGCGCTGAACAGAAATACCATTGAAGTGTTCGACAATACAGGCGGTGAGCTGTTTCCGTTTGCAAGGATTGATGGAGCGCAGCTTCAAAAGGGCGTAGTCGGCACTCAAGCCTGTTGCGTATTCATTGAGCGCATTGCCTTTTTAGGCAGTGGGCGTAATGAAGCTCCAGGCATTTATATCGGTGCAGCAGCAACTACTCAAAAAGTCAGTACGCAAGAGGTTGACAATATCCTGCTGCAATACACCGAAGCGCAATTGGCCTTGGTCAAACTAGAAGCCAGAAACGATAAGAATCACCAGCACCTTTATGTGCATCTGCCTGACCAGACCCTTGTTTACGATGCGGCTGCATCCGAAGCTCTGCAAACACCAGTCTGGTTTATCTTGGTCAGCACCCTGTCAGGGCTTGCTCAATACAAAGCCAGAAACATGGTCTATGCCTACGACAAGTGGTTGGTGGGCGACCCGCAATCAACCAATATTGGCTATCTGGCGCAGGATACAGGCCATCACTGGGGGCAGCAAGTGCGCTGGGAGTTTGGCACGTTGATCGTCTACAACGCAAGCAATGGGGCAATCTTTAACGAGCTAGAGCTGGTCAGCCTGACGGGTAGCATTGCCCTTGGCAAAAACCCGCAAATCAGCACCAGTTACTCGTTGGATGGCAAGGCATACAGCCAAGAAAAGTTTATCTCAGTCGGCACAATTGGCAACACAAAGAAGCGACTCGCATGGTTTCAGCAGGGGCACATGAGGAACTGGCGCATCCAGCGTTTCCGTGGCGACAGTGATGCCCATGTGTCTTATGTGCGTCTTGAGGCTCAGATTGAACCATTGGCATACTGATGGCAACCGCACCCATTTCCCGCAAGTTAAATCTGACGCGAGATCAGCTTGCTGCTTTCCTGACCGACCAACAGCAGATTCGTCAGTTTGAATTGCTGTTTTCTACTGTTGACCAGTTACAGGTCATTACAGGCACAGACTTTGAATTTCAGGCTGACACCGCAGCCGCCACCGCCAACAGCGCATTGGCGCAGATTGCAGCATTGGCACAATCTTTGGAGTTGCTTGCTGTTGCCCCTGTGCGTAATAATGTGGAACTGTCGCACGATGTAAATGGCATCTTGCCTTATGCAAACCAAACCCCACGGGTGCGATCTAATCAGGTGCTCACATGGCTTTCGATGTAATTACCCCTGTTAAATTAGGCCAAGCCGCCATCACAACGGGCGTGACTACGCTTTACACAGTGCCAGCATCAACTAGAACGCTGCTCAAAGAATTTAGCATTGCGAATACTACAGTTGCAGCCATCAATGTTCGCGTGTTTTTAGTGCCATCAGCAGGTACGGCTGGAACTGGAAATGCTTTTCTGTACGATGTGCCAGTACCAGAAAATAACGCTTTGCAATACAACGGAATTGAAGTGCTTAATGCTGGAGACACTATACAAATACAGGCTGTCTCAACGGGTCTCACAATCATTGCCAGTGGCGGCGAAGCCACATAAGGAGTAGACATGACAGTCACAGTAAAAGTGCTAATCCCTGCAAAACAGGCAGAAAACGCACAGACCACCCAATACACCGCAACCAATGTCAAGGCGATCATTGACAAGTTCACGGTGACAAACACCAGTGGCAATAATGTGACTTTCAGTTGCAATCTGGTCACCGTGTCTGGGGCAGCGGGGGCATCGAACCTGATTATTGATGCGCGAACTATCGTGCCTGATGAGACCTACACCTGTCCCGAGCTGGTGGGTCAGGCGTTAGACGTTGGTGGTTTTATATCTACGCTGGCAGGGACGGCAACATCCTTGACCATTCGAGCATCAGGCCGAGAAATTTCTTAAGGAGCTAGAAATGAAAGAATTTATGATGATTCCACGGGGCTTCAATGGCTTGCCGATGGATGAGGGTTTTGTTACCACAGCAGAAAACAAAAAGAACTACGCAGTCGCAGTTGCTGACTGGAACTATGGCCCTGAAATGCCAACTAATGAAACTGGCGCAAACAAGGAGTT